CCTATTAAGTCGTCGGCAGCGTCAGATGTGTATAAGAGACAGCCTAGGTTCAGATTTCGGCACGAAAAACCGTTTTTGAGATTTTGAGAATTTTGTTAAGATTTTCGCAAATTTTTTTTGAAACTTTTTTGTAAGTGCAAGTTCAGATTGCACTCATCCATGCTCTGGTCGTACTTGATCTTGCTATGTGCCGTCGTCCGCTTGGAAGCGCTGAAATAATGCAGACGCGGAAACCTCCGCACAAATGCGCAAAATGAGTACAACAAATAAAGCAAACGTCTACATGACATTGCAACTATACAGGCGCGCACATGCCTATAAGTCATTATATGCACAATACATCCAAAATGTCAACGCGCAATGCATCTGCTTTGCGTCAACAAGTATAAACCAAAAAAAGCGCAGCTCGCCAGACAATACCCTAGTGAGATAATGACGATTTGCATATTTGCGCGCATTTGATCTTTGCACGCATTTTTCGTGCTGTATTCCGCGGTATACGGGCAAAAGCAAGCCGGGGAATTTCCCCGGCATATTGCATTTCTGCACTTTTTCAAATAATAACACCCAAGCGCATACAGTCCATTTTCCGATCGCAAAGGGCGCGCCACTTTTCGGGATCACCTTTGATATTTTCGGCGGTTCTGGTGTCCGCCCATTCGTCCCGGGCTTTAATATAAGCGGCTTTCGCATCGTCTTTCTGTTTCTGTAATTTTTCCATAAATTCCATAATATCAACCTTCCTTTCTATGCGTTTGCTTCTTTTCTCAAAATCTCAATAGCTTCGTCTGTTGTGTGTTCTCTGTACCACTTCCAGGGCTTGCTATACGCCTTCGCCAGCGCGAAATCTTCTTGAGTTTCTAAAAAATAATCCCTAACTTTCAAAAATGCTTTTTGGGCTTCTTCTAATTTGTTCATATGCTCAACCATCCTTTCATTGTGCGCCCTGTCTCATCGGCTGGCAATTCCATATATAAATTTTTGTATTCCTCACATTCTTTTGCATAAGGGCAAGCCGCACAATCTTTTTCGTATTTTTCACATTCCTTTGTAAGCAGGTTTTCCAGTTCTACAAATCTTTCTTTCATGTTCATTTCCTCGCTTTCCTGTGCTTCATTTGATAGTTGTATTATAGTATATGCAAGGCACAAAAACAATAGGAATAATGCACGAAATACAAGGCACAAAAACAGCACTATATTGTGGAAAACATACAAGGCACAAAAAACTATAACAGGGGAACGAGTCCATATTGACATACAAGGCACAAAAGACTATAATATACAAAAAGAATATAGGAAGGTGGTAAGTTAAATGGAACATAAAACAAGTGAAGCAAAAAGGCGTGCAATATATAAGTACGACGATAAGTTTGAGCGTGTCAACTGCCGCTTTGCAGTTGGAACAAAGGAAAGAATACAAAAAGCCGGATATAAAAGTGTGAACGATTTTATAAAACTTGCCGTCATGGAAAAACTAGAACATGATGAAAAAATTTTAAAATAAGGCACAAAAAACTGTTGACATATAAGGCACAAAATGTTATTATAATATTGTCGAAAGACAATAAGGCGAAAGCCAGAAAGGGAAATCATGGACGAAGATATGAGCGTATTTAAAAGTTACTTAAGAAGACTTTTACAGGATCTGAAAGACCTCAAGGAAGTCTTAAAGGCTAAGGATTATGAGAAAGCCGAAAAAATGGTTGATCGTCTCATAGACGACACCCAAAAGGGCATCGAGGACAACTAAGCAACAAGCAACAAAGGGCGGCGCAAAAGCCGCCCAGTAACAACAAACAAGATCAAGCAAAGGAGAATGAATTATGATGAAAAAGCATGAGTTTACAAATGGAGAATTAACAGAAAAGGCAATGGAAGTTTATAGCAACAGCAGCTTTACTTTTTGGGAAGACGGCGCTACTTTTTATTACAGCGACAACCCCAAAAGCGAAAAAGTAGAGCTTGGAGATCTGGATGATGTAAATGAGTTTTTAGAGGAGTTTTTCGGGAAAGTTTTGAACATCTACGGAGTTTTAATAGATTTTAACGCCGCGATGCAGTTGACAGATGACGATTTGCGCGAGGAAATCCACCGAGAGCTGGCGCCGTGCTCGGAACAGGAGTTTTTTGACGAGTACGCAAAACGGCACGAGGAGAAGTTCGGCGAGGTTTGGGAGTTAGCAAAAGAAAACCCGCAGTATTAAAACATAATGCAATTATTAACAGGCAGGCGTTAGGTCTGCCTGTATTTGCTTGCAAAGGAGATTTTTATGATTAAAAAATGCGTGATATGCGGCAAAGAATTTAAGTGCTCCCCAAGCGACAAAAAGGTTACGTGCTCTTCTGATTGTAGATCAATAAGGGCAAGCCGGACGCACAAAGGCAAGCGGAACAAGTGGAGCGAGGCGTCAAAAGAAAAGTTAAGGGGGAAAGGGCTGACTAACAACCTACAAAAAGGCACGCCGGCAGCCCAAAAAAGCCCTAAGAGCGGTCGGTATGAAACAAACGTAAATGCCAAAAACTGGCACCTTATATCCCCAGACGGTAAACATTATTGTTTTAGATCATTAAATTTTTGGCTACGGGAAAACTGCGAGGAGCTATTTGATTGTGCCCCGGATAGCGCGCAATTTCGCAACATAACGTCAGGATTAAGCAGGGTAAAAAGGTGCGTCATGGGGCAACTTCCGCCGGATCAGCGACCAGGGTACACATACAAGGGTTGGACGGTTGTCCCGACAGGAGACGACATCACAGATTTAGAGCCAGACAGACAAAATAAAAGTTAATAATCTAATAATAAAGGGAGATATTTTTTATCTCTCTTTTTTTGATCTATTTTAACGTTTATGCTTTAAAGCGGTAAATTTTGTATACAGAATGGATACGAAATGGAAACGTAGATAAGATTAGTATATTCTCTCCAATACATTGTATTTTTTATCAAGGAGTAAATAATATATAATATATATCAACAGTACAAAAAATCATAAACCATATACTTTAACGCGCGCGGATATAATCTATATATGCGATATACCCAGTAGTTTAAATTTATACTTGACAAAGGCTATACACAAATGATATTGTTATCGTAAATTAAAAAGCATTCGGGCAACAGAGAGCGCACAGGACCCGGAGAACGGAAACGGAAGTCATGCAGCCGATACAGTTAAGATCTTGATGATCTCGATTGTATCGGTTTATTTTTATGGTCCAGAAAGGAGGTATATATATGCCAGATGCACAGAGAGCGGAAAGAGTAGATATAGACGAGATATACAAAGATGACATTGACAAATATATACACCTCTGGATGGATGACAGAAATATAACGGATATGTGCAAGGTATCACAGAATAGATGGTATAACTGTTGTCAGTATGTGTATGACAATATTTTTAAGATCAACCCTGTATACCTTAAAGACGACAACCATATTAGTAATCAATATGATATTGATAAGGTCAATAAAGTCTTAGATATATATATAAGACTTTGCAATGATTACGAGAAAGTAATAAATATAGTTGGGTTTACTTTCTTTACTGGCATACATAGAGATACACTTAACGGTTGGGTAAATGGCGAAAGGCTAGGCTCCACGGCTTCCGACATTTGCAAAAAGATTGACCAAATGAGGGAAGAAAGTCTTGTAGGCTTGCAGATCTCCGGAAAAAACAATCCAATGTGCTACATGCCGTCACTCAACAAGTATTGCGGCTTTAATATGCCGGGCGTGAGAGACCAGGGGGCCAGAGCAAGAGCGCTGACAGCTTCGGAGCTCCCCAAACTTGGAAACGGGAATTGTGCGAGATTGCCGGACAACTTTGACAATTCAAGCCCAGATAATGGTGAAATCGTGATAGACAATTCAAACAATTTAAACCCCAGTATTTAAGCGCCTTACGCCGCATGATTTCGTTTAAACAGTTTAAGAAACTTAGGTTTAACGAATAGTTAGAACGCAAACAGAGAATTGCACGAACAATTAGAACAATTTAAAGAAAAGACAAACGCCGGAAGAAGCAGCCAGCAGGAGGGGGAGGGGGTTGCAAAAGCCCAGAAGGAGCTGCCTACTAAGTCCCTCAAATATCCCCAAAAACAAAAAGGCCTGTCTATCATGGAGGGACTATATGAGACCACTTAAAATCACGGCACAAATAGAATCGGATATAACACATGGTATAATGCGATAATACTTTATCGATAATCACATCAAAGACAATCAAATCAAATTCACATCAGATAAATTTCAAAAATTACACTCGATAATAAAATTCAAAAAGATTCCAAAAGGCAGCAAATAAAATGTTAGAAATGTGTTTTAATTGCGATTATTGTGAAGAGCAGAATGGAGATTACTTTTGCACAAACAATGAGAGCGAATATGTCGGAGATTATGTAGAAAAAGAGTTTTCTTGTCCGGATTGGGATGGATCGGAGGAAGATGAATGAGGGTTGTGTCGCAGAAAAAAGATGCTTCATATGATTTTGACCGGACCGAATTTAGAACAAGCTATGAATGCATAAGCGCTACTTTTGATGGAAGAACTTTTGTCATTGGGAAATATGCTACACCAGAACGAGCAGCAGAAGTATTTATGGACATGCATAAAGCATATGCGCCTGTACAGGTAGTTTGCACAAATATGGACGAGAAACAAGTTTCAGCATTAGTTGCAGCATCACAAAATGCACCGATTAGATGCGTCAAGATGGATAATCCAATGATGGCAGTAACAGTATTTGATAACCTTGTTTACTATATGCCGGAGAAATAGATTGCTTGCATTGCTCGTTTACCAAATGGTAAGGCACTGGGTTTTGATCCCAGCATTTATCGGTTCGAGTTCGGTACGGGCAGTTTTGAAAATGGAGGTAAATTATGTTGATTTTAAAAACAGTCATAACAACATTTGATGCCATTGCGATTTTGACGTTTTTCTTGCTTGGAAGAGATAGCAGCAACGAAAAGGACGCTGTGGCAGTCTGGGGATCACTTATTGCATTGTTTCTTGTCAATATATTTGCAATGTGGAGATGATGATATGGTTTTGTATGACCCGATATTTGGTATTCGCTTTCTGCCGGAGATTTTAACTACGGTCGGAAGAATACATATAAGCAGAAAAAAACATACGGGAGAAACCGACGTTCTGGATCTTGACAGTGACGCCGAGCACCAGTCTGAGAAGTCGGAGCATCCAGTATAGCTTAAGTCCACTGGCATTCGGTTTTTGCAAGGAAAAACTCGGCGTAAGCAATTATTCGGTGTTAGTGGACGTCGGCAAAATAAAAAGATCAAAAATACTATCATAAACGGCGCGCTATGCGCGCTGTGACGGAACGTAGCGCAGATGGTAGAGCACTCGGCTTATATCCGAGCGGTCGCAGGTTCAATTCCTGCCGTTCCGATTGAGAGATAAGTGTAAAGCTTATCTCGGAATACGAAAAGTTCGTATTTCTCCTTTCGCCACTAGGACGTTTCTGTTAAGGACGGTGCGAGACCGTCCGGTGGCGTTTGCCGCGGAGTGCGGCAAGGCGGAAGCCCGCTTGGTGTTGGATGATGGTTGTCCCGTAATTTGCTGACGAGCAATACAGGCGGATTCCTATTGATAGTTCGGGTGCCTATCCCACGGTGCCTGAGCTGTCAAAAATGCAATTAGGCTGTGGCGGAAAAGGTAGACGCTTAAGCATAAGACAACCACGCTTTGGTTAGGAACAAGTCATTGAATCAACAAGGCAATGAAGGAACCTGTTAAGGGTGTTACCCGTTGTGGAAAGTCGTTGTTATGTGAGGTGCAAATCCTCACCAGCCTATTTCCTGTGATATCACACAGGATAGTGCAACGCATGGCACGAAAAATATGATTGCTAACCGTCTGAGGGCGGTTTTGGGGAAGCGGCAACGATTGGCGGTGTTGCGGCTGACTGTAAATCAGTTCCCAAGTGGTAAACATTGGAGGTTCAATTCCTCTCTTCCCCACGCGCGAAAGCAAGATCGCAACTTGTAAGTAGGGTTTTGGCGGCATAGTGCGAGATCAGTTCGATTCTGATTAATGGGCAAGTAAAAAACGGAAACTGCTAGGCTATGCAGATATGGTGTAATGGTATCACAGGAGATCGCTAATCTCTCCAACGAGTAAAATCGTTGTCAAGGTTCGAGTCCTTGTATCTGCGCTCTTGCCCGAGCGAAAATCCTAGGTATGCCTTGGGTGTTGATGTGTGACGGAATAGGTAAACGGAATTGTCGTAGAGAATTGGTTGAAACCGACAACATAGATGACCAGATTGTACACTCCTGCGTGGTGCAAATCCACGCCACATCAATTCCTTATCTTCACTTAGTCTGGCACTACTGCAATAGTTCAGGTCGATGGAAGATGTATGGATGGTAAGCGGTATCATTGGTAACATAAAACCCTTCCGTGAATAGAAATTGCAGATTTGAAAGCGGTTGGCATGGTTTGGTATGACAAGGTTCGATTCCTTGTGCCGCTATTCTATGGTTGGTATTTTTTTACGCAAAAATGAGGTGTTAATATGCATATTGTTTTTCAGATACTGGATTTAATATCCATTATTACAAAACTTGTATTGATGATTTACTCTGGATGGAAATTTTTAAGCGGAGATATAAAAAACAACGCAACATTATGGTATGGGATTTTGTTTGTAGCAACGTTAGTGTGAGGTGTGATTATGGATTGCCCGAATAAGAACTGCAAATATTACAAGAAAAAGGAAAAAGCAAGCTATTTCATGGGTGTGGATATGTCCTGCGGCGGCTATTGCATCAAAGGATATTGCGAAAAGCAGTTCCGGAAGAACAGAAAGTAGGTGTCGGCGTGGACGGATATAATTTGAATCTGCAAAGTTATTGTTCATATTGTAAAGATTTTTCTCCGGTGTTGGAGCAAATGGACATTACCTGTTATTCGGATAACAGAAAGAAATATATGAATGATATTTCTTGCAAAAATAAGGATAGATGCGAACAGATGATGGAAGCATTGAAAGGCAGGTGTTGAGCATGATCCTGAACGTAACAAATGAACAGAAAAAACTTATTGAATCACAAGGATTCATGGTCGTTGAGTTCAAATTGTGGTATCGAAAACTGGGAGAAATGCTTTTGGAGTATACCCAAAGAATAATTGACACACGGAAAGCGACAATACTGTTTATACAAGAGAAAATGAATAGGGCATTTGATACGCTAAAAGATTTTGCAGATAAAATCAAGCCTTATATTGAAGAAATGCAAGAATTGCAAGAATTTGAGTATGAGGAAAGACCGAAATATCCTTTTATCCGTTCGATTGGCAAGAAATACAGACCGAATTTCAATAACAAGGTTGTATATCACAGATGCAGGGATAGGTGTTGAAAATGTGTGAATTTTGCAAGGATTACGATAGTAACAGAATATTCGGCTCTAATATTCCCATTCAGAAGTGTGCAAATGAAACGAATTTGACAAATGCGCAAATTATGATGAATACAGGGGACAAAGTTCCCGGAATTGTGATTTATTCAAACTACTGTATGGCGAAAGGATATTTTAATATTTCATTTTGCCCGATGTGCGGCAGAAAGTTGGTGGAAAATGATTAAGGATTGTTCAATTTGCAAATATTGTGATGAAGATTTTATTTTTGATAAAGAAACAGGGGAAGAATATCCGTTTTATGAATGCCAAAAAGGGAATGACACATCACTTGACTATGAGTGCAAAGATTTTGAAAGGTTTATGAAAAATGATTGTAAATATCAATAACAGCACATATGAGATGAACAGCAAACAGTATAAAGCAGTTCTTGATACGGCAAGCAAAGCAGTTACCTGCGGAATATACGCTGTTGAGAAGAACAAGGTAGCAATCATGCTTCGAGAGGAATATAAAAGCAAGGAAGAGCTGAAACAGGCAGTTGGTAATTACACGGCGAAAGGGTTCAAGGTGTATTGGAATGAAAAAAACGAGGTCGAAAATTATAATTAAGACTAGAAAAGGTGGCTTTACAAAAATCTATGCCAACGGGAAATGGCAGAAAAAGGTATACAACATAGACTTCCATGCGGACAGCGTTGGATATGTTGGAAATGGCATAAATATTTCGTGCGTGTTTGATAGATACAAGACGGACAAGAATGGAGTTCAAATTTATAACGTCGAAAATAATGAATTTGAGGTAGAACACTGCTCAGCAAATATTTAAGCTGATTATCAGCGGAAAGGGGGACATATCATGGCTGATTTGAAAATATTTACAGAAAATATAGAACAGGAAGCGTTAAATCAGATATATACGCTTGTAAAACAGCCAGCATTTTCGGATTGTAAGATAAGAATTATGCCAGATGTTCATGCAGGAGCAGGGTGTGTTATAGGGTTTACTGCTGATTTAGGAGAAAAAGTAATACCGAACATTGTTGGAGTTGACATAGGCTGTGGGATGCTTACTACAAACTTGGGGAATATTGATATTGATTTTGAGAGATTAGATAAAATTATTAAAGAATATGTTCCAAGTGGTAGAAAAGTTCATGAAGAAGAAAACACACCTGTCGCAAGTGATATTGTTGAAAAATTGCATTGCAAGGAACAGTTGAAAAATATAGATTGGATAAAAAGAAGTTGCGGCACGTTGGGAGGCGGCAATCATTTTATCGAAGTTGATAACGATAGCAAGAATAATAAATATCTTATTATTCATTCGGGAAGTAGGAATGTCGGAAAGCAAGTTGCAGAAATATATCAGCAAATGGCGATTGACGATATTTCGGGAAAATCAAACTTTAAACAAGATAGCGAGAAATTGATTGCTGAATACAAAAAATGTAAAAGAGAAAGAGAAATCAGCAAGGCTATCAAAGAATTAAAGCAGTCCTACAAAACAAATACAACCAAAATACCTAGAGAGTTATCATATCTTGTTGGAAAACATAGAGAAATGTATTTGCACGATATGAAATTATGTCAAGAGTTTGCGAAAATTAACAGAAGAACCATTCAGAGCATTATTTGTTACTATATGTGTTGGGAAGTTACAAAAGAAACGGAACGATTTCAAACAATTCACAACTACATTGAATACGATACAAATATTGTTCGTAAAGGTGCTATTTCTGCAAAAACGGGGGAAAAAGTACTAATACCAATAAACATGCGTGACGGCTGCATTTTGGGAATTGGCAAGGGAAATGAAGATTGGAATTATTCAGCACCGCATGGAGCAGGGCGAACAATGAGCAGATCAAAGGCAAAAGAAAGCATTTTGCTAGAAGAGTATCAAAAAGCAATGGATGGAATATTTACAACATCTGTAAATACATCTACGATTGATGAAAGCCCTATGGCATATAAAACAATGGATGAAATAATTGGAAATATAAAAGACACTGTTGAAATAGTTGACATTATAAAACCGATTTACAATTTCAAAGCAAACGAATAAAAACAATTACCGGCTAACAAATGGAGTTAGTCGCTACCCTAAAACAGTTATAGGCAGAGGTCTTAAGGCACTTCTGCTTTTTTGCGGAGGTGCTTTTCTTTTGGCAAGTTCAAGCCTAATTTCCACAGTAAATGGATATGAAAATTACATACAGGTGCATGGCGTTGATGAACAGGTTATGGATGCCATGGCAGAAGCGGCAAGGGTAGCCATTCTGACGGAAAAGGATGTTGAGTATGGATTAAAGGTTTCTGCCAGAGCGAAAGAACTGACGGAGCAGTTTATCTTTCAATCTACAGGTGGCACACCATGGGATTTAGAGAAATATTCATTCCAAAACAAGGTATCTTATGAAATTCTGGACAAATATTACGGGATTTTGCTTTTGGAAGCGCAAAACAAAGTTGTGGATAGTGCTTTCCAGTATTTGGAAAAGAAAAGAGATCCTAAAGAACGGTTTTATATGCCAAGAAGAAAGCAATTTCTCAAAATAGGGCTTACACAGGCTTTACAAGGCATGATTGATGATAGATATGACATCCTGTGCGTATCCCTTGTTCCGGGAGCAGGAAAAACAACGGTAGAAAAAATGTTTCACGCACTTGTTGCCGGATGGTTTCCGAGAGATTTCAGCCTTTTTTATTCGCACAGCGGAGATATTACCAGAATGTATTACGACGGCGTGTACGATATCGTTACAAACGCGGAAGAGTATACATGGAATGAAATTTTCCCGGATCTTTCCGTGACGAGCACAAATGCGAAGATGGAGCAGTTTAATGTCGGGAAGTACAAGTCGTTTCCATCCGTACAATGTACGTCTGTTGGTAGTAAGAATGCAGGTAAAGTAAGGGCTTCTAAGTTCTTACTGGTTGACGATATGATAGGCGGTATCGAAGAAGCAATGAATCCCATTATCCTTGATAAATTGTGGGATAAATATGCCGTAGATGCCCGCCAGAGAAAGATACAGGACACGGACGGCAAGAACTGCAAGGAAATACATATTGCCACAAGATGGAGCGTACACGACGTCATAGGGCGCATCCAAAATATGTACGAGGGAAATCCGAGAGTAAAGGTTATTGCGGTACCGGATGTAGACCCAGTTACAGGAGAAAGCAACTTTGACTATGAATTTTCTGGGTTTACGAAAGAATTTTTTGAAGACCAGCAATTATTGATGGACGACATATCATATCGCTGTCTCTACAAACAGGAGCCGATTGAGCGAGAGGGATTGCTGTTTCCGGAAGATAAAATACGACGGTATCTTAATTTGCCGCATGGAGAGCCAGAGATTGTAACCGGTCAGTGCGATACAAAGGGAAAAGGAACGGATTACTTTGTTTTGCCGGTATTGCAAAAATACGGAGAGGATTACTACTGTGTAGATTGTGTTTGCGATAACACGGCAGATTATGAGATGCAGTATGAAAATGCAGCAAATGTTTTGACAAACAACAAAGTGCAGGAATGTGAATTTGAGAGAAACGCCGGCGGAGACCGTGTCGCAATGGAAGTAAACAAGCGTGTCGAAAAAAAAGGATGGATATGTAACATTACTGACACACCGACGGAGACAAACAAGGAAGCAAGGATTTTCCAGTGCTCTAACTGGATATTACAGCACGTTATATTTAAAGACCAATCATTATATAAGCCAAATGAGCCATATGGAGTAATGATGTCTCTTCTCAAGAGATATTCAGTGTCAGGTAAAAAGCAGTTGGATGATGTGCCGGATGTATTTTCAAACTTTGCGCTTAGAGTGACAAATGGAAATAACGTAGCCAAAGTAGAAGCGGCAGTAAATCCGTTTAGGAGGTATTGATATGACAACGAAGGACTATTTGAACCAGATAAGTCGGATCAATCGCATGATAAATAACAAAATTGTGGAACTTTCACAGCTTAAAGAGCTTGCCTGTAGCATATCTGCAGTGTCGGGCGAAGATAGAGTAATGGTAACTCCAAATTTTGACAAAATAGGAACAAAGCAGGCAAAAATAGATGAAATGGAACGGAACATAGATGCACTGGTTGATGAGTATATCATCAAAAGAGATAAGATTGTTAGCCAGATAGACAGCATGGAAGATGAAAATGTTTACAACGTCTTATTTTCAAGATACATAGAGAAAAAAACATTTGAAGTTATAGCAACCGAAATGAATTACTCTTGGAGACAGACAATAAGGCTTCATGGAATTGCATTAAAAAAATTTGAGCAAAAATATGGAGCAACTTATTTGTAAAATGTCATAGAATGTCATATTGAAAAAATGATATAGTTATAATTGAAGAAAGCAACAAAAGTTGAATACTTCACCTCCCACAATTCAGAAAAGCATCGTAGAGAAATCTCCGGTGCTTTTTCTTTTGCAAAGAAAAGAGGACTTTATGGTATATACACCAAAAACAATATATTGCCCGCGTTGCGGAAGAAAAGTTGCCACACACGATGGGCGTTCAACAATGAACATTTCTGTGGAATGTAGGAAATGTCACAAAAAAGTGGTATTTTATCCGGAAAATGGAAAAACAGAATTAAAATCTCTTCCAATCCGGTCAACATCCAGTGGGATGACGTTTAGTTAGGAGCCAATTATGAATAATAAATCTCTCCAAGATCTTGTTAAGGGCTGTTATGGGCGAAAAATTTTATATACTGATGTTGAAACCATCACAGCAGACAATATTGTCAAGGTGGTGGGAGACTGCATAGGTAATTATTATTACAACAAAACCATCATAGAATACCTATGGCGGTATTACAAAGGAGATCAGCCGATTTTATACCGATTAAAGGTACAAAATGCTGATATTACAAACAAAATAGTAGAAAATCATGCGTATGAGATTGTTCAGTTCAAAGTAGGTCAGACATACGGTGAACCAATCCAGTTTATTAGTCGAAAAGATGACGATGTGATCAATAAGGCAGTGGATGAGCTGAATGACTATCTTGTAGACGCAAATAAGCAGGAAAAGGACATTAAAGCTGGTGAATGGCAGTCAGCAACCGGAACGTCTTTCAAGGCGGTGAGAATTGCAAATGGAGAAATACCATTTCAGATTGTTGCTCCTACTCCGATGAATACTTGTGTTATTTATAATCGGAGCACGGAAGAACCGGTTCTTGCAGTACAAGAACTTAAGGACGAGGATGGAAGATGGTACAAACTGTGCTATACAGACAATTATTCATGCAAAATTCAAAATGGAGTAGCTTCTGAATGGAAATTGCATGCATTTGGAAGCATTCCTATTGTTGAGTTCCCAAACAACCATGAAAGAATATCGGACATTGAACTTGTCATAGGTATTTTGGATGCCATAAACAATATGCAGTCAAACAGAATGGATGGAATTGAGCAGTTTGTTCAGTACTGGGTTAAGTTTGTGAACTGTGAAATCGACAAAAAAACGTTTGAAGAGATGAAAATGAGCCATGCTTTGACGGTAAAGTCCAATAACAAGGATAACAAAGCCGATGTTGAGATTATGACGCAGGAACTAAATCAGAGCCAGTGTCAGGTGGCAAAAGATGATTTGTGGGACAATGCCTTGGCAATATTAGCAATACCAAACAGAGAGTCCCAAAACTCTGGAGGAGATACACAAGGAGCAGTATCATTAAGGGCTGGATGGGATTTTTCAAAGACAAGAGCAAAATTAAAAGACCCAATTGTGAAATCGGCAGAGAAGAGACTTGCAAAAGTTGTCTTAAATGTAATACGCGTTAAGGACAATGATTTGAAATTGTCAATGAGGGATTTTGATGTGCAAATCAATCATAGCCCGCAAGACAATATGTATACAAAGTCGCAAACACTATATCAGCTTTTAGAGTGCGGCATACATCCTCTTATTGCCATTAAAACGGTGGGGCTTTGGGGAGATGCTGAAAAGACATTCCTCTTGTCTAAGCCATATATAGATGCGTTGTGGAAAACAATTGATAATGCAGAAGAGCAGGAACAAAAAGCACAGGAAATTGTAAACCAATTAAATAAACAGCAAAATAAGACAGCTACCGAGTAATCGGCTGCTGTTTTTATTTTATTAAAATTCGCAAAGTTGTGAGCGTAAAAAACAACAGTGTCATTCGGTGTCGTTGCACCGCAAAAATTCGTAAAGACATATCGGAGGTAATCAATGAAAAGAGAAGAGTTAATTGCAATGGGTATCAGTGAGGAAAATGTTGAGAAAATCATTGCTGATTACGGCAGTGCCGTACAGAGAGAACAGGCAAAAGCAGCAGAGCTTAAGGCAAAGGCAGACAGCGCAGATGAGTTGCAGAAAAAGCTGGATGAAATGGAAGCAGGAAACCTCACGGAACTTGAAAAAGCAAACAAGGCGTTAGAGACAGCAAATCAGCAGATTGCAGATATGCAGAAAAAAAACGCCATCAGAGACCAGCGCGAAGCATTGATGGAAAAGTTAAAAATCAATGCAGAGCAGGCAAAAACGGTCGTCAAAGATGATGGAAGCCTTGATTATGACGCTCTTGGAAAGATTACATCCGAAAAGGAAACAGCAGCAGCGCAGGCAAAGGAACAGGAGATCGCAAATAATTCTGAAAATCCGGGCGGCGGTACTGCAGGTGGAGAGAATAAAAAAACGGCAGATGTTGAAAATGCCGAAAGTATCAGCTTTGGCGAACCGGCAAAAAATGCAGAAGCCAAAGACCATTATGTTTTATAGGAGGTAAATTATGGGAAAACCGATTGAAAGAGACTTTACACAGAGTAAAGGAATTTTAAAATTCTTTCCTTATGAGGGTGCGGCGTGCATCGTTCCGCAGACAATGGTAACAAGTGCAGATGCTAACGGAAAGAAAATTGCAAAGGCAGGAACACCATTTCCTAGCAATGATGCATCTTGCAAAGGATATCTTCTGGAAGATGTTGACGTAACAATGGGAGATGCGCCGGGAACTTATGTATATCAGGGTTCTATTGACAGCGCAAAGGTAACAGCGAACGGAGTGACCGTGGAAGAAACTGCAAAAGCAGCAACACCGCGTGTCACTTTTTTTGATTAAGAAATGGAGGTATTAGAGAATGGCATTACCATTAGCAGAAGCATTTACCGCAAGAAGCCTTGTGGTTATGTGGAATAATTATGAAAAAACGCTTGGTTCTGCGCCTTACTTAGGCAGACAGAAATTTGGAACCAGAAAACAGGACAGCCTTGAGCTTAGATTTATCAAAGGGAAAAACGGTCTTCCAGTATCCTTAAAGGCATCCAATTTTGATGCGCAGGCAGAGCTAAGAGACGTCGGTGGATTTTCTGACATTCAGAACGAGATGCCTTTCTACCGTGAATCTTACATGGTAACAGAGCGTGAAGAGCAGGAGTATGCAAATTACCAGTCGGCAGAAAATTCCAACATGGCAAACCAGGTGCTTAGAGAAATCAGCAAAAAACCAATGATGCTTATTGAGGGGGCAAGAGTAGTGCCGGAACGCCAGATTTGGCAGTTGTTAGCACCATCTGATGGTATTCCAAGAGTACAGGTAACAATTGGCGGAAAGAGCTACTATGTGGATTATACTTCGGACAATGGAGTGGCGCACAAGAGAGATCATTACAAGGATATTTCCGGAAGCGATACCGATAAATGGTCTGCACCAGAAACAGCAACGCCACTTGACGACCTTATCGAGATTAAACGTGAGTTTGCAAAGAAAACCGGATATTCCCTTGCACGTTTTAGCATGAATACAGAAACATGGGAAATGGTCCTTAAGGCGGAGGACACAAAGAAACAGGTGCTTGGAATTACTGCTTACAATGGTGGTATTCGCTTACAGCAGGGGCAGGTTACAGAGTATCTTAGAGGATACGGCATCGAGATTGAAGTTTACGACAAACTTTACATCGACCCTGCAGACGGTGCTACCAAATATTTTATTCCTACAGGAGTTATTTCGGCGCAGGCATCCGGTGTGTACCTTGGAGATTATGTCTTTGGAAAGACACCGGAAGAGAGAAGCGGAAGTTTAACAGACGGAAACCTTTCTATTGTAGAAACCGGCATTTCGGTATATACATACGCAACAAATCATCCAATCAACACCCATTGCGTTGTGTCAATGATTGGATTGCCTACTTTTGAGGGCATGGACAGCGTTGTTGTCATGAAAGTTGCGTAGGAGGTGTTATATGGTTGCTGAATACACGGTAAAGCGCAATGGAAAATGGTTCAAAGCAGGAGAAGAAATCCCGGACATTGTTCCGGGAGAGAAATCTTCCGGCGGTTACACCAAGACAGAGATTAACAGAATGAGCACTGCTGATTTACAGGCACTTGCCTCTGAACATGGGATCGAGGAAGCAGATCAGATCAGTGGGGCAGAACTGAAACGCATTTTGATCGAGCAGTTCGGATTATAGGTAGGGAAGAATGGACGAATATACAACATTAGAACAAGTCAAAATCAGACTGAAACAATTTCATATTGAAACCGTTACGGATGAAGATGGTGTTACTTCTGATGTTGTCGTGTTCGACCAGAAAGAAGATAATCCTTACATTGAACAGCTTATCAAGCAGGCAAGAAATGAATTGGTAAGCAAGCGGAATTACCCGGAAAGCTACACAGATGAAAAAATATCCGAGGACTTGAAACAGTTTGAGGATGTAATCGTCAATTTAGTCGTGTACGACCATTCACAGGCAGGAGAAGCCTATATGGCAAGCTATTCAGAGAACGGCGTAAGCCGTAGCTGGAAAGACCGGGAAAGCCTGTTTGTCGGTGTATTTCCGTTTGTAAAAGCATTATAACCCCTCGATTTCGAGGAGTTTAGAAGATTGTGCGTTACGTTTTGCCGGCGTCGACAAAACGTAGCAGGCGGCACACATTGAGCGGTGGTGGGCGGTGTGCCATAAAAATGAAAGGCGGTATATGATTTGACGATTGAAATATCAACAGCAATCATTATAAGCGTGCTGTCGCTTGGTTTTTCCGTCTTTATGGGCTTGAAGAGCAACAAAAGGACAGACAACACGGATCTTGAAGAACGCGTGAGGGAGAACACACGCATTAACATGAAGTTGGATGCCATTTCAAACAACACGACCGAGATCAAAAATGAAGTTTCAGAGATGCGAAAAGAAATCAATTCTCATGACAACAGGATCATAAAGGTGGAGGAAAGTGTGAAATCGGCTCATCACAGAATTGACGGAATAGAAACCCGTCTTAATGATGACAAGGAGGTTTAATCATGGATATTATACAGGCGGTAATTGCTAACATGACAATTATTCTGGCGATTATTGGTGCGCTGGCATTTGTTGTGTCTGTGGTAACACAGGTAATCAAAGGCGTAGGCGTATTTTCTAAGGTTCCGACGGACATCTTGGTATTTGTTCTTTCCATCGGTATCACGGTCGCTGCGTTTGTGGCATACATGCAGTACATACAGACAACAATTTTATGGTATATGATCTTGGCGGCTATTATTGCAGGATTTATTGTTGCGTTTGTCGCAATGTATGGATGGGAAAAGCTTTCTGAGCTGTGGAAGCGGTTCGGCAAGGATGTGAAGTGAAATGCTTGAGATCAATAAGCAAAAAATGAGTTATTCGCTACAGAGCGGAAAGGTTCCGGTGTATGTGACGGACGAGGATGGAAACATCGAATATTCTTCATATACTGATTCGGATGGAAATGTAATTTATTACCTCGATAAAGATGGAAACAAAATACCGAAAACAACCGGAGAGTATACCACAGGTTATGAGAAGCCTGTGGTTTTTTATTCTTCAATCAGCAATAAGTTGAGTGAAGCACTTATAAAAGAGTTTGGCGTTGACAATTCCACAAACTTTGTTCAGATTGTCGAGGACAAAGGGAAACTTCCATTGAGCGTCGGCTCTTTGGTATGGAAACGGTCAGATGTAAGGTACAAAGATGAAGAGAATACAATCGTTGACGAAAATTCGGCTGATTACATAGTAAAAGGTGTCGCAGACGAGGGATTGACGGTTGATTTGTTCTTATTGCAAAAAAATGTGAAGTAGGTGCTGAATGGGAAAGAAAGTAATCACAATAAGCCTGTCTGAAAAGTCTGTTCAGAACGCCATACGAGAGCTTAGAGCCTATCAAAACAGCTTGACATATAAGTGCCAGCTATTGGCAGAAAAACTCGCGGAAAAGGGCGTAGAGATTGCCAGAGTGCAAATTGCTGACCTTGACGCAATATTTACATCGGAACTCATTTCTAGTGTTCACGCGGAATATGAAGGGAGCACTAAGGGCGGCGGGATATGGGCGGTAATAGCCGGTACAGACCATGCCGCATTTGTTGAGTTTGGAACCGGAATTGTGGGACAGCAAAGTCCTTATCCTGGGAAACTGCCGGAGGGTGTTTCGTGGCAGTACGCAAGTGGAAAAACTATTCATCAGATTTCAGATGGAAGATATGGATGGTTTTATCAGGACAACAATGGCGATTGGTGGTTTACAGAGGGAATGCCAAGCCGACCATTTATGTATCTGACCGCAAATGAGTTGCGGCAGATTGTAACACAGACAGCGAAGGAGGTGTTCGGATAATGGCAGGCAACCAGTGGGTATTTGACCTTGAAACAAACATTTTTTCCAATGTGGTAACGATTGCAAAACCAAAACTCCAGAAGAAATACAAAAGAATGAATTTTGACACTGCATTTACAACGGTTGAAAAGAACCTTGATAAAGACCCTGTTTTCCCGACCATTTACATTCACGAGATGCCGGGGCTTGAACGTGGGTCAGATTTAGAGGGCACATCCGTAAATGCGGTGCAGGAAACAATACAGGTTGACGTCATTACAAACACAAAGCAGAGCGATGCAAAAGGGATTATGGCTATTTTAGCCGATGCTTTTAAGCAGATGCGATTTCAAATCACAGCAATGCCGGAGTTTAAAAACGACAGCGAGAAAAAATTTAGAAGCGTTGCAAGGTTCCGGCGGATAATCGGAGCCAACGACAGATTGATGTAAAAGAGCCGAAAGGCTCTATTTTTTATGCACCGGGTGCATAAAGATGTGCCCGATAACCGCATTATTTAGCGGTAGAAAGAGAGGTAAAAATGGCAGCAGCAGGATTGTCTACGTTAGGAATTACGTTTGGCTATGGCACAGAAGCGACAGCCGGAACAAAGCCTACATCATTTAAACAACTCACAAGAATTAACTCGATTGGCGGTATTAACATTGAGCCGGAACAGATCGACGCATCCGCTTTAGAGGATGCAATTACCAGATATGTAAAGGGGCGCGCAGATACAGGCGGTTCATTCCCTATCACGGTAAACCTTACAGACGCCACAAAAGAAGAGTGGGAAGCACTTATCACGGCGTACAAAGCGCTTACCGATGGGAAAAGAATGTGGTTTGAAACCATTATTCCAGGATTTGCAGATGCGTTTTTTGTTGTTGCGCAGCCACCGGAGCAGATACCGCAGCCGGAGATTGGTCAGAATGAGCTTTTGACGGTTGAAATGAACCTTACCATTGAGGAATACAAGGGAATGGACACGGCCGTGGCGTTTACACCGGGGGAATAACACGTCAGTCGAATAGTTCGGTTGAATCGGCTGACGATAATCAGACAACCGAATCGGAACTTGAGGAAACAGTGTAAAAGAATAGGGCGGTCTTCGGACTGCCCTTTCCCTATAAAAAGGGAGAAAGGGAAAGAATATGACAAAATTAAAATTTGGAGAGAAAGAATTACAGATTAAGTTTGGATATGAAGCAACCGTGAAAAGCGGAATTATCAAGAAAGTAGCAAAATTAAACCAGATGGAAGATATGGAAGCGGTTGACGAAATCCTTTTATTTCTGCCAGAGTTAATTCTTGTTGGAGCGCAGAAGTTCCATAAAGAAGAGCTTGGCTATAACCCGGACAATGAAGAAGAAAAGGAACAGCAGCTTGGAAAAGTATATGCCATGCTGGATGATTACTTTGACGGAGAAGATGCAGATGTTCAGGAACTTTACAATGCACTTTTAACAGAGTTACTTGAAAACGGTTTTTTATCAAAACTGCTCAAAGCAGAGCAAAAAGAAGCGGAGAAGAAAACTCCGAGGAAAAAGTAGAAGAACAGAGAGAGCTTACATGGGAAACGTATTGCGCGGAAATCCGCCCGTTTTGGCTTTTAGTTACAAAGGGGTACGGATTTACTGTGCATGAAATAGACACGTCTTGTCCGGCTGATTTAAAGCCATATGCAGACGCTTACAACTTAGAGAAAAAGCAAAAAGACAATGATATGTGGATGTGGTTTGGAACATATGGATTGTCAGCGGTATCGGTGGCAGTAGAACATTGCCTTGCCGGTAAAAAAGCTAAATCAAAGTATATAGACAAGCCTATCACAGAGCATAGTTTGTTAAACGATTCTGAAATGACAGAAGAGGAAATTCAGAAACAAAGAGAATTATTTGTGGCAAAACTCAAAATTAAGCAATCAAATTATGAGTTGAGCCACCCAAAGAAAGAAGAGGTGCCACATGAAAATTAAAGGTATTGATGTTTCCGGGTACAATGGAAATATTAACTGGTCAAAAGTAGCAGAGAACGGCGTTGAATTTGCCATTTTGAAAGTAATCCGAAAAGATTTGCAGCCGGACAAGTATTTTGAAGCAAACTGGACAGGAGCAACAGAAGCTGGCGTTCCAGTGCAGGGTGTATACAATTACAGCTATGCAACCAATGCAGAAAAGGCGCGGACCGATGCGCAAAGAGTAATCGAAGTTCTCGCCGGAAGAAATGTGATGGTATGGCTGGATGTAGAGGATAAGTGCCAGCAGAATATTGGCGATAAGATTGTCTCTATTATCAATGAATATCAGAAGATCATTGAAGCCGCAGGGTGCAAATTTGGTGTATACACGGGTCTGTCTTTTTACAACAGCTATATCAAGCCATATCTTGAGCATATTGATTGCCCGTTTTGGGTCGCAAGATACCCGTCCAGTACGCCTATGATGATTACGGCAGACGCACCGGAAGACAAGAAGCCTGATATTCTTCATGAACTTTACGGATGGCAATACAGTTCAAAGGGATTTGTAGCCGGTGTTTCCGGATGCGTCGATCTGAATGAACTGTATGTAGCGGTAGACACGGTAAATGTCATGCCGGATCCAGAAAATACACTTCATAAGGTTGGAGAGGAAATCACGGTTTCTTCTTACTACAAATCTTCCACGGCTGGTATTGGAGATGCGATCATCAAGTATGCTTCCGGAACGATTACACGAATCAAAGCGGGTACGCACAATCCATATTGCTTTTCAAAAAATGGAGTTGCAGTAGGTTGGTGCAACGATGGAGATATTCGATCAACGGATGCTTCTGTGCAGTCTACAGATAAAAAGACAACGTATACAGTACGACGCGGCGATACACTTTCAAAGATCGCAAAAGAAAACAATGTAACGGTTGCAAAATTGCAGAAAGATAACGGGATCAAGAACCCAAACAAAATTTATGTAGGGCAGAAAATTTTGATTCAGTAAAAAATCAAGGACGGTAAGGTGTCACAGCCTACCGTCTTTTTATTATGCGTAGAAAGTTGGTGCGGTCATGGCAGATATTGATGAATTACAGATAAAAATTAAGGCTGATTCTGCAAAAGCGAGTGATTCCATTGATAAACTTGCATCAAGTTTGGATAATCTTGGGAAAAGTCTATCATTTGATACTAGTAAACTTTCAAACATAGCATCTGGAATTAGAAGCATGTCTGACGCGGCAACAGGGTTTAAGGGTGCAAAATCAAAAGAGATTACATCACTTGCCACCGCATTAAGCAAATTCTCAAATGTAGACACATCATCTTTCTATGGTATATCTGCGGCAATGAAAAATCTTGCTGCAGGAATGAAAGATACGAAAACGATTGATGCAAGTGGAATTATGAATACGGCGGCGGCTCTGTCTAAAATGGGCGGAACTTTGGCTACTGTAGGAACAAGCAATCTAGTTAAAATTAAGGATGACCTTGCTTATTTTGTCAAAGGAATGAACAGCGTAGGGTCACTTAACTTTGATACAACAGGATTGTCAAATCTGATTAAAAGCATTAGCAAACTTGGATTGGCGAATTCTACACAGGCAACAGCCAATTTGCCGCAGATATCAGCGCAGTTGCAGAACTTTGTGCGCCAGATGAATAAAATCGGCGAGCTTAAATTTGACATGACAAACATGAGTAGCCTTGTGACGTCCATATCAAGGCTAGGAAGCGTTGCAAGCGGAAGAGCGGTAAATAACATACCTTTGCTTGCAGATAACCTTAAATACCTGTTTGAGACTCTTTCAAAAGCGCCTAACGTAAGCGCAAACATCATCCGGATGACAGAAGCACTTGCCAATTTGGCAAAAACAGGCGCATCATCCGGTAGAGCAGCAACATCTCTCGGAAAAAGTTTGAACATTTTTAGTGGATCTGCGAACAAGGCGAAGAGTAGCAGCTTTAGTCTTGCGTCAGCATTTGGAAAACTATATGCGTCATACTGGCTGTTATTCCGTGCTTTTTCAAAGATTAAGGATGCTATCGACATATCATCTTCTTTGACAGAGGTTGAGAACGTTGTACGTACCACGTTCGGCAATTATGAGAAGCTGATACAGGACTTTTCAAAAACATCCATACAGGATTTTGGCATGTCAGAGTTGACCGCTAAACAGGTGGCAAGCCGATTCCAAGCTATGGGTACAGCCATGGGATTTTCACAAGGAAAGATGGCTGACATGTCGCTACAGCTTACAAAGCTTACTGCTGATATGGCTTCTTTCTATGATATGGAGCAGTCTGACGTTGCTAGAAACTTGCAAGCAGTATTTACCGGAGAAACAGAGCCTTTAAGAAAATACGGTCTTGACCTCACACAGGCTACTCTTAAAGAGTGGGCTATGAAACAGGGACTAGATGCCGACATTTCGTCTATGACGCAGGCAGAAAAGACCATGCTCCGGTATCAGTATGTTATGGCTAATACAGCTGCGGCGCAAGGAGACTTTGCGAGAACATCAGACACATGGGCAAACCAGGTAAGAATCCTTAAGCAGTCATTTGAACAGCTTGCGGCTATTATCGGTGGCGCACTGATTAACGCTTTTAAACCGTTTGTGCGAACTCTTAATGCAGTCATGCAGAAAGTTATTGCTTTTGCTACGACAGTAACCAATGCGTTAGGATCAATCTTCGGATGGAAATTTAAGATTTCTGCCGGTGGCTTGGCAGATGATTGGTCTGATGCAGCAGGGAGCGCGGCTGATATAGCAGACAGCACGGGACAGGCAGCGAAGAACGTTGAAAAGATGAATAAGGGCTTAAGAGCCTTTGACGAACTGAATCTGATTACCACTCCGGATAATTCAAGCGGATCTGGTTCTAGTGGTTCCGGCGGTGGTGGTGCATCCGGCGGTGGTGCGTCCGGTGGGCTGGTACAGGTAGATACCATTTTCAAGGACTATGAAAGTCAGATCAGAAGTTTGCGGGAACTTGGGGCATATATCAGCGATGCGCTATCAGATGCCATGGAATCTATTGACTGGGATAGAATTTATTCCAAGGCAAGAAACTTTGGAAAAGGGCTGGCAGATTTCCTTAATGGGCTTATTACACCAAGATTGTTCGGAGATGTTGGCATGACAATTGCAAGTGCGCTGAACACAGCAATTTATGCAGCCTTGTCATTTGGAGAAGAATTTGACTGGACAAATCTGGGAGATTCCATTGCCGCAGGAGTGAATCGCTTCTTTGAAACGTTTGATTTTTCGGCACTTGGTAGAACGATCAATACATGGGTTCATGGAATATATGACACTATTACAACAGCAATTGGAAATATCAAGTGGTCAGAAGTATGGGATGGTGTAACGGATTTTTTGAGTGAAATGGATCTTGAGACAATATCTCTTATTATTGGAGCATTTGCACTTAAGTATGCAGGGAAATTTCTTACAAGTAAAATTCTTAAGGAAACAATAGGAAAGCTGATTAGTGAAAAGTTTGTGGCGGCTTTCGGATCAGAATCAGTGAAATCTATTCTTTCTTATATAGTCCCAATTTCACTTTCCGTTGCAGTTGGGGCGTTAACTTTTACTATTGGAAAAGACAGTATAAAAAAAGATGCAGAAAATCTAGTAAAAGCATATAAGGATGGTGGATTTTTACAATATTTGCAGGAAAGCTTAAAGCAGCTTATAAATCCGTTTGAGTGGATAAATGCATATGGTGGGGGCATTTTAAGTCAAAAAGGAATACTTGAGAGTTATTCAGACGGAGTTGACTTAAACATTAAGATGCCGAAAAAAGAAGATTATGCATCTTTAGATGAATACCAAAAGGCACTAAACGATTTCAATAATAATGTTCCAGACAGCTTAAAAGTTCCAAGTAGCTTTGATTTAAAAGCGTGGATAGATGAATGGAAACAAATGAATGGACTAGATAATGTGGACTTAAGAGCAGAAGTTGTTCTTCCAAACTTGAGAGAAAAAATATCTGGATTCAAAGAAAAAATAAAAGAATGGTGGGGATTAAATGTTGAACTACCAGTTCATAATAAATTGACAACTACTCAAAATGATATTTCTTTATGGTGGGAAAATGTAAAGGAATATTGGGGAGAAAAAAAGCTCTCAATACAGACAGAAATAGGAGAAATAAAAGGTAAAATAGAAGAAAAGTGGAATGAAGCATCTGAATACATTCAAGAAAATATTTTGCCTTGGTTTACTAAAGATCATTGGCTTGAAATAGGAAACGGAATAAAAGAAGGTCTTTCGACTAAATGGGAGGAATTCTCTACATGGTGGAGTGACACAGGTATAGCCGTTTGGTGGAACGAGAAAGTTTCTCCATGGTTTACAGTAAATACATGGAAAAATCTTGGAGAAAGCATAAGAAAAGGTCTATCTAAAAAGTGGGAGGAATTTACTGGATGGTGGGAAAACACAGGATTCTATAAGTGGTGGAATCAAGATGTTGCTCCAAAGTTTACAACAGACAAGTGGACATTTAGTGGTATTTCAGATGGATTGAAAAATGCATGGAATAATGCTATAGCTGCTGTAAAGCACATATGGAACGGATTTGCAAACTGGATGAACTCAAAGCTTTCTTTTTCGTGGGATGCGGTAAACATTGCTGGAAAGCAGATTGTTGGAGCCGGAAGTATAAATCTCGGGAAAATTCCTACTTTTGCCGCCGGAGGATTCCCAAGCCAGTACAGTATGTTTATGGCGGGAGAAAATGGACGGGCAGAAATGCTGGGGACTGTTGGAGGGAAAACAGCGGTTGCCGGTGGACAGGAGATCACAGGTATTCGTGATGCTGTGTACAGTACGTCACAACAAGAGATTGCGTTACTTAAACAACAAAATCAATTATTGTCAGAAATTTTGAAAAAACCAATGTTAAGTAATAATGATGTATTTAATGCGGCTAAATCTGTATATAAAGGCGAAGCCAAAAGAAGATATGGAGATAGTGCGGCATTTGATCCTGTTTGGGGATAATAGTTGAAATCCTCTCATGCTATGATATAATGTTTTCAAAAAAACAATATGGGAGGATTTTATGGCTATATTATTATGTGATGGAAAAGAATTTTCAGTAAAAAAATTTGTAAAAGAAAGTAGAATGTATACTTTAGATATGAGTTTTGAAAGTAAGAAAGAATTTGAAGAATTTTCTAAACTCTATGAAAGATATGAATTTTCAGAAGGGGTTTTTGATTTTGAAATTGAGGGAGAAATCTTTAAGGGTTGGTTTGGAAATATGTTGTATGATAAAAAATACAATGTTAGAGTAATTATTGGTATCTATGACGGAATAGATGAATTGGAAAGCGGATGTAAGGTATATAATGTACCGAGTTCACTTATTGGAATTGGAAATGCAATAAGAAAAATTTGCGATGTACTTGAAAAAAATAACAATATCAATAATGAGCAGAAAAATGACATATTAAAAACAATGAATACACCAGAAACAGATATAGAGTTTCAACATTTAGTAGAAGATTTGCCTTTATATCTAGAAACATCAAAACAGACGATTGAAGATATAAAAAAGGAACTGGATTTATAATGACAAAAACCGCCACTTGTGGTAGAATCATTTTATTACAAGTGGCGGGAGGGTAACACATGGCGTTGATTAAATGTCCTGAATGTGGAAAAGAAATTTCAGACAAAGCAGAAATGTGTATCAATTGCGGATTTCCGTTGAAACAACACGAAAACAATGAAATGTCTGCGGGGAAAAGTGAATTTTATAAATCATACGAACAAGAAAACGAAAATGATAGAGGGTGGGAACGCCCAAAAGAGCCAGAGATTACAGGTGTTGGAAAATTATTCTTAAGAAATTCTGTTGAAAGATCTCAAAACACGGGATTTAATGGTATATATAAATATACTTTATTCGGAGAAAAAAAAGAGGTTTACTGTCCAAGATGTGGGAGCGAAAATTGTTCTCATTATACGGAGCAGAAATTTGTACCAGGCAAAACAAAGACAAGATACACTGCAAATCTAAATCCATTTAAACCGTTTACTTTAGTAAATAAAAAGGAAAAGATTTTGAGAAAAGATCAAACATATGAAATAAATAAAATTATATGTAATGATTGTGGCTACACTTTCATATAAATTTGGATTTAATATGTGGAGAATTACGATGGAGAATAGGGAGTCTGAATCAGAACTAAATGAGTGCAAAAAGAAGTTGAATAAAGCACATCAAACGATAGAAGAATTGAAAATTAAGATGACGCAAGATAAAAAGAATTACAAATGGGAAATAAGAGAGTTAAATAAAGAAAAAGATGCATTAAAGGCGCACAATACTGATCTTTTTAATCGGGAGTCAAACGCGCTTATTCGTGCGGACGATTTGGAAAAAGAGAATATTGCATTGAAAAAAGAGAAAAAGAAATTGGAAATAAAAATAGAAAAACTGGAAAAAGAGAACGAAAACTTATTGAAGAAAAAGGATGAATGTACTAGGGATGCAGATTGGGAAAGGCTGGGGAAAGCGGGTATATAAGAGGGAGCGCAGAGATGCGCTTCTTTTCATTTTTAAATTCAATAGGAGGTATATATGGAAAAACAGGAAATCAAGATTACATATGGAAACGCGGAAGTAATTCACACGCCGGAGAAAATTGTGATTAAAGCGCCCAATATCGAAGTAATTACAAAATAGATAAAGAAAAAGAAGTGGCATCTATCAAACTGGTAGGTGCTATTTTTATACCCATTTTACCGACTGTCATTTGAGACAGCCGCAAACCAAAACAGTTAGGTGGTGGAAACATGGCGTACAGCGGATGGCTTTTAAAGATTGGCAATTACATAGTGCCGATGTCGTTTATGAAAGCAGAAACATACAGTCCATATGTCAACATGCAGGATTTGGACGATTATACAGATGCCAACGGATATCTGCATAGAAATGCCGTGGAGCTAAAGGCATTAAAAGTGGAGTTTGAGACACGGGCAATGCTGACAAATAAGACTTTCAACGAGGTTTTAAATAATATCAGAAGCCAGTTCACAAATGCGACAGGGAGAGCCTGCTATATCACAGCGTATATCCCGGAATATGACGATTATGTGACGCAGTATGGCTATATGGCAGATTTTCAGCCTACGATATACGGAACATATGATGGAATAATTCGTTACAATTCAGTTCGGCTTGCTTTCATAGGGGGTGTGTACGGTGGTTAATTATAAATATGGCGACTTGTTCAAAAAAGATACGGTCGATAAGCAGTTATCCATCGTATCTGATGACGGAAAAATAAATATCACAAATACAGAACTACACCAAGAAAAATTCGAATTGACCGAAAGTTTGTGTTCGGAATCTGAATTAACATTCGGGGCATGTGAAGCCGGTATGATTAAATTCACGGTGTCCAATGTATTCTTGCCAATGAAAGGCAAGTGGTTGACTGCAAAGATGACTCTTGATGGTCACGAAGATAAACCATTCCAAATAGGAAGATACAAGGTTTATTCTGACACACCTACGGCAGATCGGACGTGCCGGGATGTGGTAGCTTACGATGCTTTGTATGATATTTTATCATCTGATGTTACTGATTGGTACAATCAGATACTTCCACAAAAAGATAGCAAGGTAACGCTCAAACAATTCAGAGATAGCTTTTTTAATCATTTTGGAGTGGAACAGGAAGAAGTATCTCTTGTAAATGATGAAATGATTATTGAAAAAACTGTAGAAGTGAAAGCATCAAGTAGCGGAAGTTCAGATACCGCAGAGAAAAGCACAATAGGCGAAGCCATAAGCGGAAAAGAGGTTTTGTTTTGTATACTTGAAATTAACGGTTGTATGGGAAATATCGGACGCGTTGGAAAGTTTCGCTATGTGTACTTAACGCAAGAGATGCAGGGGCTTTATCCGGCGAATGATCTTTACCCGGCGGATGATCTTTATCCTAGAAATCCAAAGAGCACCAGCATAAGTAAAAGCCAGTACATTTCAGCACAATATGAAGATTATATTGTCAGAACGATTGACAAACTGCAAATTCGTGAAAAAGAGAATGATATAGGAGCAATTGTAGGTGATGGCGGAAACACTTATGTGATCGAGGGAAATTTCCTTGTTTATGGGAAAGGGACAAAGGAATTAAACGAAATTGGAGAAAAAACGTTATCAAAGATAAAAGGAATTATATACAGACCATTTAGTGCTGACTGCAAAGGAAATCCATGCCTTGAGGTCGGAGATGCGGTACGGTTGACTACAAAATATGAACTGATCGAGACTTACATCCTAAAGCGCACGCTGAAAGGCATACAGGCTTTGCGTGATGATCTGGAAGCGGACGGGGAAGAGTACCGGACAAGTAAGGTCAACGGAATACAGCGGAGCATATTGCAGCTGAAAGGCAAGAGCAACACTCTGGAACGCTCAATTGAGGAGACGAAATCGACAATCGTTGACGTGGAAAAGGGTTTGCAGTCACAGATCACACAGACAGCCACAGAAATCCGGTCAGAAGTAAAGAATACCACTGACGGGTTATCATCGCGGATAACCCAGACAGCGGAGAGCATCACAGCGGAGGTCAACCGGGCAACGAGCGCCGAGGGTACGCTATCCAGTAAGATCAGCCAGACTGCAGAGAGCATCACAGCGGAGGTCAACCGGGCAACGGAAAAAGAGGGACAGCTTGCGGCGGCAATACAGGTTAATGCAGATGGGATCACAAGCAAAGTTTCTAGGGATAGCGTTGTGTCGGAAATTAACCAGTCGGCAGAGGGTTTAAAGATTAGAGCTGATTTATTGGAATTCAGGGGATCTATGGAGATGACCGGCGGGTATGTGCACATTGACGCGGCAGAGAGTACGGACAACTTGGTTGAACTGAAACGGGAAGGAACTCTTGTGCAGATGGGAACGGATGGATTGAAGTCAGTAGCAGATACGAGGGAACTCACAGCCAGCTATTCGGATGTATCAGTGCGTGATACATCAGCCAATACGGTTGCACAGATGTTGTCGACCGGAAAAGGAATATCATCCTACGGCTGGGAATCTTATTCGGACAAGCGGCTAAAACACGGTATAGAATCTCTTGACCGGGAAAAGAGCGCAGCGCTTATACAGTCCTTGCGTCCGTGCCGGTTTGTTTACAATTATGATTCCGCGGGACATTACCGGCATGGTCTGATTGCACAGGAGGTACTGACTGCGATTGGAGATGAAGACTGGGCGATTTGCTCTGAGAATCCAGATCCGGATGGCAATACCTATTATGCACTTGACAAAACGGAACTGATCGCTGATCTGATCGCTACAGTACAGTTACAGCAAGAGGCACTAGAAGAATTAAAAAAGAAAGTAGGATGAGAAAATGGTCAATGCAAAAATTCGTGAGTTTGAGAATGACATTATCAATTTTATCAATGCAAGTGTTGATATTCCGATTGAGGTTAAGCATCTGGTACTTAAGGATATTTTGCACCAGGTAGAAGCGGAAGCAAACAGGCACATCATTGCCGAACAGGAGCAGGCGAAAAAAAAGAATGAAAAGGAGAGTGCGGATCATGAATAAAGCATATAACCGTATCAACTGGGAGAATTACCCGAGCGATGCTACGCCTTTGAATGAAGCGAATCTCAACAGTTTGGACAGTGCCACAGATACCATTGACGACCGTGTGATTACGCTTGACACAACCAAGGCAACAAAAACAGAGGTTGCTACACTTGTATCAGATGTGACATTTGAGGAATCTACCGGAATTATTACCATTACGAAGAAAAATGGCTCTAGGGTTACCATTGACACACAGATGGAGAAAATTGCTGTCAACTTTACTTATAACCCGACTACACAGCAGATTATACTGACTCTGATCGATGGCACGAAGCAGTACATAGATTTATCGGCGCTGATTACGCAGTATGAATTTTTAGACACGGATACAGTAGCATTTATCATCGATACAGACGGCAAGGTGTCAGCTATCGTAAAAGAGGGAAGCATCAAAGAAGAACATCTGGAACCAAACTATCTGGCAAAGGTCAAAGTAGAGGTTGCAAAGGCGCAGACAAGCGCAAGCAATGCTGCAAAATCCGAGGATAATGCAAGAAGTGCGGCAACAGAGGCGCAGGCTAGTGCGACAGCGGCGGCAACATCCAAAAGCAATGCACAGACAAGTGCGGCGGCAGCGGCACAATCAGAAT